TGACTCGCCGTCCAGCTCAACCAGCTGGATCAGTGAGCCCGGTTCAAGTGTCTGGTCGTCTGCGGTGATCATGGTGACCTCAAGGATTGAAGACTTGCTGAAAGGTGGTGCTCAGGGTGTATTTTTTGTTGCCCAGGGTTTGCAGCTGCCAGCCGCCGGCCGTGATGAAGGCGCCCTGCTGCTCCAGCGGCGGCGTCCACAAAAAGTGCTGGGCGCCTTTGTGTCGCTTGAAGAAGTCACGAATCGGGATGATGTAAGCCGCGTTGCCGGTGAACGACACCGCCCAACTGCCTGCGATGTTGTTGATGCCCACCGACAGACGCTGGCTGTAGCCGTTGTTGTATTGCGAGGTCAGCACATTGGGCTGGTCGTCGCCCGCAGACCCCACCCGGGGTGACCAGGTAAATAATTCAGCCATTAGCCTCTCCGGTTATTGGGATCGAGCAGGCCGTTCTGGCCCTTTTCCTTGATGATCACGGCGCGGGCGACCTTGGGCATTTCGGCGCGGGCGGTGTCGAGCAAGGCACGGCCCATTGCTTCGTAGCCTTCAGTGGCGGTGACTGATCCGCCTGAACCGTCGCTCTGGATATGCAGGTGGATTTGCGGCGCCGCTGACGGGCTGGCTGTCGCAGATGACTGGCCAAGCCCCGGTACCGAGAAGTTGTTAGCCCTGCCGACATAACCGCCATCGGCATAGCCACGCTGGTTAAGCTGGTCCAGGTACGAGCGCATGCCGGGCTGTTCGACCACTTCCTTGCGCAACACAAACTCGCCGCCGTGTACCACGCCCTTGGGCTCGTACTTGCCGCCGTTGCCGGTGTAACCGCCCTCGGAGAAGCCGGTGACCGCCGTGGCGGCGATCATGCCGACCGAGGCATAGCCCAGGCCACGAATCAGAGAAGCTGCCGGGATGCCCATAATTGGCCCCAGCTCCAGGGCTTTGGCCGCTGCCACTTCGGTGCTGACCATTGCCTGAGCAATCGCCGCTGCCTTGCTGGCCAGGAACAGCACCTTGTAGGCCGTGGAGCCCTCCCCGGCCATTTGTTTCATCATGTCGGCGGCGTTGCTGGTCAGATCGGCAAACACCGCAATGGAACCGAGTTTGTAAGCGTCCTGGATCGACTCGAGCTTTTTGTTGTTCTCTTCGTTGATCTCGACCTTGCGGTCCAGGTACTGCTGTTCGCTGATCAGCTTCTGGTCGAACAGCTCTTGTTGGCGCTGCAGTTCTTTTTCGTGCCACTTGGCCAGGGCCTTGTCCGCTTCAGCGGCCTTGATCAGCTCACCACCCGGCCCACCGACAGAAGCGTCCAGGCCAGTGAACGTCGGAGAGGTGTTTTTACCGACCGATGCTTTGGAAATGGCATCCGCACCGTCACGGTACTGATCCGAGGTCAAACCGCCCTGGGCCTTGAGCTTGGCCAACTCGGCAAAACGCTTGCGGGTGGTGGCCAGCAAACTGTCTTCCTGACGCTGAACATCGCTCATCAGGTCTTTGTAGGACTTCTGGGTATTGAGGTTGTCCACCGCGATAGCAGCACGCTGCAGGTCAACCTTCTTTGCTGCATCCAGCTTGCTCAGGGTGCCTTTGGTGATTTCGAACTCGATCTTGGCCAGTTCGGTTTTGGTCGCATGAACATCGGCCTGTTCGTTGAGCGTACGCAGGGTGCGACTGTAGTTGTCGTCCAGTTGCTTGGCTTGCCGGGCGGCATCGTCTGTGGCCTGTTTGGCCTTGCGTGCAGCTTCTTCCTGCGACTTTTTTGCCTGTTCGCTGGCATCAGCCACTTTGGCCGCTGCCTGGGCCTGACTCAGTAGCGCCAGCCCTTCCGGGGTTTGTGCCAGTCCTTGCTTGGCACCCAACCGGTTGATTTCGCCCAGTTCGGTGGGGTCTTTCAGCTTCTCGGTTTTCTCCTTGAGCGCATCGATGCGCTTCATCCACGCATCGGTGGCGGCGGCATCGGGCGGTTTGATCTTGCTCAAGCCCGCACCAAGACCTTCGGCGGCACCCTGGGCATTGTTCATGACCAACGTCATCGACGATATCTGAGTACCGAAGGTAAATACCTTGTCGATATTGGTCTGATACTCACCCGCCAGCGCTTGCAGTTTGCTGGTCAGCTCGGTGGTGGGTTTGATGTTCTGGACAAGGTTTTGTGTGGCCGAATCAATATCGACACCGCCCTGAATGCCCCGGCGAAAATTGCCCGACGCTGCGACCCTCTGATACTGGTTGGCCTGAAAGTTTTTACCCCCCGAGTAGTTGCCCGTGGGGCCTTGGGCAATGGCCTGCATATCTTTGAGGATTTCCGCTGCGCGCTTTTTAGCCTCGGCTTGCTCCTGGGTCAGCTTCTCAAGAATGGGGCGCCGTTGTGCGGCGCCGAGTGCTTCCCATTCCTTGCGCAGTTCCTCGATCGGGCGTTTCAAGTCGACAGCGGCATCACCGGCTTTTTCCGCATTGTCACGGAACAGCAAAAAACTCGCGGCCACGGTGCCGGCCACCATCGCCAAACCGGCGGGACCACCCAATATGCCCAACAGCCCACGGCCAGCACGGCCCACCAAGGCAGTGGCGGCATTGTTCGCGGCCTGTGCCTGTGTCTGCGCCATGGTTGCTTGCTGATCGGCCAGACGCGCCAGGCGCAAACGCCCCAGTGCTGCGGTGTGGGCATCGGTGAAGCGGGCCGCGGTGACTTCCGCCTCGGCGGCAAACACGTTGGCCGCTGTTCGCCGTGCCGCAGCGGTTGCAACGTCCAGTTGTGCCCGGGCTTGGCCAATTGCGGCGGCGTTGGTCGCCCGCCAGGCACCGGCCTGCGCCAGCAGCATTTTTGAAAGCTGCCCGACCTTCAACCCAGCGTAGGCGGCACCCAGGGTCAATACCGTAGCTGACAGGCCGTCCATATTGTCAGCGACAAACACAATCGCCTCCGAAAACGCCCGGGTACTGCCGGTTGAGCTATCGGCACCGCCCACCCATGCCTGGAAAGCGTTGTTGAGTACCTGCATCGAGCCGCTGACGGTCGGTGGCAGCTGTTTGTACTCTTCGCGCAGCTTACCCAGTTGCCCGATCAGGGCCGAAACCAGCTTGTCAGTGGTCAGCAGGCCGCCATCGGCCATCGCTTTAAGCGCGCCAGTGGTGACGCCCATGCCATCTGCCAGCGCCACCATTGCACGGCCACCGCTTTGGCTGACGCTGTTGAAGTCCTGCCCGCGCAGCACGCCCTTGGCGAGTGCCTGGCTGAGCTGGGTGGTCACGGAGGTGACTTCTTCAGCGCTGGAGCCCGACAGTTGAAAGCTGGTGGCCAGCGCCTCGGTAAATTGCACCGACTCTTTGGTGGAGTAACCGTATTCCTTCAGTGACCGGGAGGAACGGGTAAACAGGTTGGCGTTGTCCGCAAATGAGGTGGTGGTGCGCTGGCTGATGTCGAACAGTGACTTCTGGGCAAACTGAAACTCTTCAGTGCTCGAGGTCGCCAGCTTGAGGCGGGCATTGATCGAGTTCCAGGCGTCAGCCTGGTGCACCAGATTGCCTACTGCCAAAGCCCCCACCATGACCGAGGCGTAATTGCTGACCGAGCGGGTGAGTGATGACACCGCCGAGTTTTGCGCGGCAATGGCAGCCTGCTGCGAGCGCCAGCCATCGGCGGCCTGGCGGTTGCCGCTGGTGATAGTGCGGAAATAGCTCTGGCCCATACGCCCGGCGCGGGCCATTTCGCGCTGGTAAGCGCCGGTTTCTGCCGAGACGCTGACAATCAGCTTGCGAAGGGTTTGGCCTGCCATGCTTTTCTCCGGGAATTAAAAAACCCGCCGGAGCGGGTTAGTTTGTTTTGCGGTCACTCAAAATATTGCCATCCGGCCCAACGTAGAACTGGTAGCCGTTTTCACAGTTGGCAAAGACCACAATATGGTTTGGCGGGGTGCTTTGCTTTTCGGCCAAACCGACTACATACACGGCATCACAGCGTTTTTGCCGGGACACTTTGTCTAAAGCGACCCGTTCCTGCGCTTCGATACGCTTAATCCCCTCTTCGCCCCAGTTTTCATAAAAGCGCGGGTATTGATCGATGCTGTACTGACTCAACGCATCCTCATTCAATACCACGCTGCCAGGGTCCCGCTCCGGGTTGGACCAATAGAAACCCCACCAGATCAGCACAATGGTGGCCAAACCGGCGAACACGATGCCTCGCAGCTTCGATTCCTGATTTTTCTTTTTGGCCAACCGCCGACAAATCACGATCACACCGACCAAAATAACGGCTGATGCTATTAACAGTTTTACCAACATGAGGTGCCTTCCTTTGACAAAAAGGGTCAACTGTAACAGCTGATTCAGAAACCCCAACCTTCTCAGGCATCACTCATACCCTGCAGGTATGCCCTGAAAGACGCCTCCCCTTCAGCCGCTTCCAGCTCTTCATCCACCGGCAGCACTGTTTCCGGCGCCCACTGCGGCATCATGTCGTAGGTGGTTACTTTGGCGCCCTGGGCCTGGAGCGTGGATGCCGCAATGATCGATGCCTGAATATCCCCGCGAATATCGCCAATCGGTGACTGCCGGTCGTAAGCCATCCACAGCATCAGCTCTTCTGCGCTCATTTGTTCGCGCAGGTCGTGCAAGGTCATGCCCAGGCGGAGGGCCAGCGCCAGCATAAAAGCCAGCGCCGGTTCCGCCGTCAGGCGTTTCCCGCTGCGTCCACCGGGTCGGGGGTGTCTTCGTTCAGGCCCACGCCGCTCAGCTCAAAGACCCTGGCTGAAAGCCGGTCATGCACGGGGCTGAATGCCTCGGCCACTTCGTCTACGTCCTCATCGCAGAAAACCCGCTGTTGGTTTTCATCGAACAAGGTGCGCACCAACACAAAGGCGTAGAGCAAGTTGGCGTTGACCTCCACTTGAGGCTCAGGCGGTGACTCTTCGCCTTCGGCCGCTTCCACCATATGAGCACTGAGCCCCGCCTCAACACGGGCAGCAGACACCAACTCGGCGGCGCGGCGACGGTATTCCACCCAGTCGCCGGCACTCAGTGCCCGGACGGTCACTAGCGCACCGCCCCACTCTGCTACCGCCACGGTTTCGTGTTTGAAGTTGCGCAGTGGATCGAGCGCAAACGCACGAAGGCCGCTTTCTACGGCTTTTACCCGGGCCATTACGCTTTCACCGGCACATTGAAGGAAACCGCGCCGGTGATACGGACGTTAAAGGTGCCGTTTACGGTGCCGTTGGGGGCGGCGTCCCAGGTGAACTGGGTGACCAGGCCCAAAAACTCCGAAGAGGTGCCGTCTTTAAACCCCGTGCTGAAAGCCCGTGGTTCACCATCGTCTCGGGCGGTACGCAACACGGTTTGCGCCTCGTCGTCGGCCTTCCAGTTGCCGGACATGGTGAAGGTGCCGTTGTCCGCCAGGCCGGTGGTAAATTCCTTGGCTTCGCTGGACAGGGTAGAGACTTCGATTTCGTCCGACTGCCCGCCCTGGAACTGCGGCTGTTTGATGGTGACCGAGAGGTCTGCCCACAACAGCGTGGGGTCTTTGGGATCAAGGGTGGTGAGTTTGGAAACCTTGAGCTTGGTGCCCTGGGTTTTGACGAACTTGGCTTTGGTCGGGGTTTGAGCGGCCATGTGGCCTCCTATCAAGGTTGCAGGGTGTATTCCCAGCTCACGCTGAAAAGTTCGGTGTCGTCTTCAAAGGCGTCCGGTAGCCGGTCTGCACTGCCGGTGGTGAAGTCGTCGCCGTCATTGGTCATGGCGGTAAAGGCTTGCCGGGCAAGGGTCAGGGCTTTGAAGTGACTGGCGCCCCAGGCGTCCACCTGAATGCTCAGGTCGCTGGAGCCGTCCCAGCCGGTGAGGGTGAATCCGGCGCCTTCGCTGACGGTTTGCAGGATCAAACGGGGCAAGGCCGCGCCCTCGGGGGCAACGCCGAAGTACACGCGCCCGTCGACCAGAGGCGAGAGCCTGTCGATCAGTGAGTTTTCGATCATGGGGTTACCCGGTGATGGCGTTATCAATGCCTTGGGCCAGCTTGTCGGTAACGGCCTTTTCGATTTGCGGCAGGCTGCTGTCCCACGCGGGGCGCATAAACGGCGCGGCGGCATGCCTGGACGTACCAAACTCAACAAACCACCAGTAGTAAGGCGCGTCGTAAACAGTCTTGGTGCTGCGTCTTTTCTTGCCCCGGGATTTGATGGCCTTGGTGGATTTGCCTTTGGGCTTATTGACCCGGATGCCCGCTGTGGCGCCGGTTGGGGTTTCTGATTGTTTGAGGCGCGTTGCGGTGATGTTTTTCTTCAGCCGGCCGGTACGCACAGGCGCCAGGGCCCGGGCTCTGTCGCGGGCGACCCGGGCACCTGCCATTACGGCATCACGCGCCACCTTATTGCCCGTGGCCCGGGACAAACGCTCAAAGTCCGCCTGCAACTCCCCAAGGCCCAGGATGCTGACTGATCCGTTACTCATTGGGTTTCACCGTTTTGCACATGAGTTTGAGCATGTCCCGCTGGTTGGTCGGCAGCGGTGCAATGACTTCGTAGGTGATGCCGTCATGTACCAGGTGCTGACCGGCCATAACGTCACGGCGGTAGCGAATGTTTATTTCGGCGTTGATCTGCGCCTGCATCTGCGAAGCGGCCTCGTACATCCGCCCGGACGGAGCCTTGATTTCAGCCCAGACCTTACCGATATCGGCCCAGCCTTTGACCGGCTGGTTGAGCTCGTCCTTGGTTTCAGTGAGGCCGCGCAGCATGCACAGGTGTCGCAGTGGACCGGCTCTCATACATTCACCCAGCGGTGGGGGTTCCACAGTGCGTTGGTGGCCATTGGCAGTTCAATGGCTGACACGCCCACCGCCACGGTTTCGCGGTTGGCGTACCAGTGGCCGATCAGCAATAAGGCGCCCTGTTGAATGCTTTTGCTAAGGGCGATGGCATTGCCCGGCGGGTCGGGCAGCGCGTGTGCGGGGTCGATCAGGGTACGGTTGGTCCAGCTTTCAAAGGCGCTGAGCGCCGCATCGGTGTAACCCTGAATCAACAGGTCTTCATCATCGTGAAACACCCGCAGTTGCTGCTTCACGAGGCTCAATGCAATCAAGGCTTGGCCTTGGTTTTGCGCTCGGTTTTTGAGCTTTCAACCAACGTGGCGATCTTCAAGTGGTCGACTGCCACCAACGCACAACGTTCGGAGACTTCCTGCTCACCGGTTTCAATTTGAATGACGTGATTGCCATCCTCCGCAAAGGGAAATGGCTTGGTGACCAATATCGTAGGCATGGCGATCTCCAGAGGCATGGGCGCCCGCAGGCGCCCTGCCCGTTATTCCGCGCTGAGGGTGAGAATTTTGACTGCCTGGGAGTCGACCAGCATGCCGCCGACACGTTTGGTGGTGTAGAAACCCACATAAGGTTTGTTGGTGTACGGATCGCGCAGTACCCGGGTGCCAATGCGGTCGACGATGGTGTATGCACGCTTGAAGTCGCCAAAGGCGATGGCGTTGGCATCCGCTGCCACATCGGGCATGTCTTCATTTTCGGTGATGCCGTAACCCAGCAGCACAGACGGTGCTCCGGCTTCCAGACCCGGGCGCCACAGGTAGTTGCCTTCCTTGTCCTTGAGTTTGCGCATATAGGCGACGGTGAGGTTGCCCATCATCCAGGTGCCGTTGGCGCGGTAGCCCGCTTTCAAGGCGTGGATCAGGTCAATCAGGTTGTCGCCGGTGATTTGGCCAGCGGCGCCGGTGATGATCTTTTGCAGCACGCCAAACTCGCGCTCGGCATCGTTTTTCGTATCGAGGGTGTAGGCCAGCAAGCCTTTCGGTTTGTTGGTGCCGTTGCCAAGCAAAAAAGCGTTGCCCTCTTTTTCGGAAAACTCGCGGGACACCTCATCGTTCAGCCAGCCTTCAGCGTTGAAGAACAAATCGTCAAGGCTGGTTTGGGTCGCCTGCGGGTTGGCGTAAATTTCGCCCATAAAGGCAGAAATTTGACCCAGGGTCGGGGTGTCGGTTTTTGGTCGCTCGGCCGTTTCACCCACCCAGCCCGAACCGGCGCCGCCGAGGTTCACCAGACGCTTGTAGTCCGGGGTGCCCACGGTGATCTGGTTGCACACCTGGCGCATCGGCGAGGTTTCGCGCAGCAGTTCGATAATGCTGCGGTCCAGGTCTTCGGGAACGGCGTAACCCCCATCCGATTCGACGCCAATCTGCAGCGCCTTGGCTTGCAGTTCGCCAAGCCCGGTGTCGATGCCCTTGCGCACAAACTGCAAGAACGCCGCTTTGTGTTCGCTGGCGGCCTTGGTGCCGGTGCCGTCCGGGCGCTTGAGGGCAATCAGTTCTTTCTCAAGCGAGGATTTCAGGGCATCCAGTTCGCCCAGTTTCTCGTTGAGGGTGTCGACCTGCCCGGACAGCTTGCCCTTCTCTTCCTCCAGGCCGTCGATACGCTTGTCGTTGGTCTTTTTGAATTCGTCGAACTTCTTGCCCAGGGCTTCGGCGACGTCTTCAATGTCTTTCTTTTCAACAGCCATGAGAGGCTCCTTAAATGCGGGTCAAAAGTGATTTGAGGGATTGCATTGCGTCGTCAACACCCGCCTCTCGCGGTGATACTGCGCTGTAGCCTTTGGCCATAAAGGCCTTGGCCTGGGAGCCCGAAAACCCTACCTCTCGCAGGGCGCGCTCCACTTTGCTGGGCGGCGGTGTTTCGCCACGGGCCAGCAGAGATTTCACATCGGTGATCCGGGCTTCGTCGTTGGCCGGAAAGGTGACCAGGGAGACTTCCCAGAGGTCGATGGCTTTCAGTATCCAGACGCCCTTTTCCTTGTCGTATTCGTAGTCATCGAGCATGTAGCCGATGGACATGCCGGTCAGGCTGCCCGCCTTCATATGGGCATGGGCGCGCTTGGCCAGCGGGTCGGCGTCGATCAGCAAGCGGCCTTTGACGTACAGGCCCACATCGTCTTCGCGCATCTCGGTGTAGATGCCGATGGGCTCGCTCATGATGTGTTGCCAGAGCATGGCGGGCAGTCGGTCTTTGGCCTTCCACTTTTCCAGCGTGGCGGCGAAGGCGCCGCGCACCACTACATCGCTGTAGCTGTCTTCAACGCCAAACACGGAGCCGTAGCCTTCAAACTCGCCGCTGTCGCTGACCGATTTGATGGTCAGGGGCAGATCAAGCCGTTGTTTCGTCTGCATCGGGCGACTCCGGTTTGGTGGTCATGTTCATGGGGGTCAGGTAGATGTCGCCGCCCTCGCGGGGGTTTTCGTCTTCAAGTTCGCGGCAGTCGTTGGGGCTCAAAATCCCCCACTGGATGCCCTTACCGTAGGACTCGTAACGGCCTTTGAGGTCGCCGCGCATCAGGGCACCGGCGTTGAATTTGGCGTAATGGGTCAGGCGGTCGGTTTCGTTGAGCAAGCCCACCTGAATACGGTGCTCGATGCGGGTCATCAGCGGCACCAGTGAGTAGTTCACAAAGCTCATACCCATGTGCTCGATGTTGTTGAGGGTCATTTTTTCCATGCTGGCCACCAGGTGTGGCGGCACACGGAACAGACCGCAGATTTGCGCCTCGCTCATCTTTTTCGATTCGATGAACTGGGTGTCCTGGGCATTGAGGCTGATGGGTTTCCAGTCCAGGCCCATTTCCAGAATCATCGGTTTATAAGCGTTGGCCACGCCCATGTGCTCGCCCTGAAACTCGGTTTTGAGTCGGGCAAAGGCTTCATCGGTCAAGGTTTGCTCGGTCTGCAGCACGCCGCTGGTGACCGCACCATTGGTAAATAGCTTGGCGGCGTGGGTATCCATCGCCTGGCCAAGGCCCAGGGCTTGCCGTGCGTAGGCGATGGGGTTCAAGCCATTCAGTCCGTCGAGGGTGAACAGCCGCACATGCCAGATTTCGTCCTGTGTCAGCACCCGCTGACCGGTTTTGAAGTTGACGGTGTATTCCACCGTCCAGTCGTCTTTGAGCTTGGGCGTCACAATGTCGGGGTTGAGCGGCAGCAGCTCGACCACGTTGCCCAGCGCCATCACCTTGTAGGCGAAGAAATTACCGCGCAGACACAAGCACGCCACCAGCATTTCCCAGAACTCTTGGGAGGTCATGAAGCTGTTGGGCGCCATTGTCAGCAGCGGATACAGGCGGTGCGAAGTGGCAGGCAGACGAACCTTGCCGGTTTGTTTCAGCAGCCGGCACGGCAACATGCCAATGGATTCGGATAACACCCTGATGCAGTTGAAAACGACCAACTGCTGCAGCGCGCTGCTGGTGGTTACGCGCTGCCCGGCATGGGTTTCATAGCCTGCGCCCAGGGCTTGGGCCAGTTTCTCTGACGTGTCGATTGCCTGGGGGGAGCTCTTACGCCCTAGAAGTGCACGCAGCATCAGCGATTACCCCGCACTACCGAAGCAACAGATAAAACAATCAAGAGTGAGCCGCATACGGTCAACGCCAAGGGTTCGCCCATCCAAACCCACAGGCCGCGTGTGAGTAGCCCCAAGCCAAGAACGCCGACTAAATCAGGCAGCGCATTTTTCAGCGCCATCGACACAGATACTTTGATTACATCGGTCATAGGGATCTGATTCCGTGCTTTGTAATATGGTCTGAGAGGGTTTCCTCCGGATGAAGGTTTGCCAGCACCCGCCCTATGGACATGATCAGCGCAATGGCGCCGTCGATTTTGTTGTCGTCGCCCTGCTTGATCGGGCGCACTACGTCATCGTTGCCGGGCATGTGTTTGCCGATCACGTTGGCGATGCACCACGTCATGATCGGATTACCGTCATGGTGAAAACGCCCCGACTCGATGGCTGCTTCCAGCTCTTTCATCGGGTCGGACATGTTGGTGAAGTTCTGGGTGATGGTGACCGGGTTGAAACCCTCGTCATCCAGGTCATGGCTAAGGCCCGTCGCACCGTGCGGGTCGATGGGGCACCAACGCACCGGGGCGATGTGGTTGGCCTCTTTGGCCTCGTCGAGAATCTCGCGGTAATCGATCTCGGCGCCGTCTGTGGTTTGCAGATGGCCGGAGTTGATCCACGCCTGAAAGCGTTCCGACATGCGCTTGTTGTCGGTGTTGTAGGCGGTGTCTTCAGGCACCCAGAAGTGCGGCGCGATGCAGTAGTAATGCACCCGGCCGTCGATCACCCGCCAGAACAGCCGCGCCATTGAGTTCATGTCGAGCTTGCGTGCCAAGTCGAAACCCAGAATGCATTCCTGCCCGGCGAACTGCTCCAGGGTGAGCGCGGTGTCTTCGCAGGTACGCCAGCTTTCGACGTTGTAGAAGCCGGTTTTTGCACTTACCCAGAGATTGAGGTGCTTGGTTTTGAAGGTGTTGGTGAAGCGAGCCGAGCGAATGGCTCGCGCTTGCTGGCTCTCCAGGTACTCCTGGAACACCGATACCCCGTGGTTGGGGTTGGCCTTGGCCAGCATCTTCGGGTCGGTCCAGTCGTCGCCCTCGTCCAGGGTCCAGATCCAGCCGAACAGCTCTTCATCCGGCACCGTGCCTTCGAGCATTTCGATCACTTGCCGGCGCTTGTCGTAGCAAGGCCCTTCAATGTCGGCACCGGCCGTGGTGATGATGAACATCAGCGGTTGGCGACGGGAGCCCATGCCGGTGAGCATGGTGTCGTACTGCGCAGAGGTCGGGTGTTCGTGGTATTCGTCGACGATGGCGCAGCTCGGTGATGCGCCGTCGCCGGGGTTGCCGATCAGCGGCTCAAAGCGGCTGAAGTCGGACGGAATGTTCATATTTGAGGCGTTGACCTCAATCCCTGCGGCCTCCACCAGCATCGGTGACTTGGTAATCATCAGCTTGGCCGGGCGAAACACCTCCCACGCCTGCTTCTCGGTGGTAGCACCGGCGTAGACCTCGGCGCCGTACTCGCCATCTGCCACAAACATGCTGATGCCCACACCGCCCGCCACCACGGATTTACCGTTTTTGCGCGGCACTTCCCAATAGCTCTCACGAAAGCGCCGGTGCCCGCCCTTCTTCTTGACCCAACCGAAGGTCACGGCCAGACCGAACAACTGCCACGGCTCCAGGGTGATGAGTTGGCGTTTGAATGCCCACTCCCCTTTTGTGTGCGGCAGCAGCTGGATCAGTTTGAGCTTCTTCTCGGCTTTGGCCGGGTCGAACTTGAAGCGAAAGGTACGCTTGCGGCTGTTGGCCAGGTCATCAAAGTGACGTTGCACCGCCTGATGAATGTACCGGCACGCCGGCACCTTGCCGCGCAAAACAGAACGCCCCCACACCATCGCCTTGTCGACGTTGGCGTGCAGGACTTTGCTCATTAGGTACTCAGTAGTTGGGCGAATTCGTTGGTTGAGGTGTGTTTATTGCCGCCAATGATGCGACTGCGGCTTGATGGGTCCAGGCCCAGCAATGAACCGAAGGTCACCAGTTGGCGCATGGATTCGTTGGCGGCGGTAAGTGCCGGGTTTTTCATCGGGCTGCCCTGGGCGGATTCGACGACGATGCCGAACTGCTGGACGGCCTCTTCAGCCATCCGCCACTTGTCGTAGGCGGTGCAGAACGCTTCGACGTTGTGCAAATCCGTCAGCGCAACAACATGCTCGCGCAATAATTCAGGGATCAGCATTCGCCACATCGTGGCGGCGCGTGCGCTCAGCCACTCGGGTGGATCAATATTGGTGACCGTCGAGAACTGCGGTTCACAGGTGTTTAAAGCCCGCTTGCCGGGGTTCCCGGCGAGTTTCTTCTGGGCCGTGGGCTTGGGTTTTCGACCACGGCCAGCGACCGTGGCGGTGCCCCCCATAGCGCAACTCCTGATTTTTTAATTTCGCGGGCGAACAAAACCTCTTGAGGGCGCGGTCTAGGAGAAAAGAGCCCCAAAGTTTTGACCTCCCCCCTCCTCATGGAGGCGAATGATTCTTATTTGTATATTTTTAATTGAAAAATCAGCCATTTTTTGCACCAGAGCGCCTGGAGTTGCCAAATCCACCGTCTTCTGTGGCCGTCTTGGTGGAGTGGCAAGGCCCGCAGAGCCCCTGCCAGTTGGATCGCTGCCAGAACAGCGCCATATCACCCTTGTGCGGGACGATATGGTCAACATCCGTGGCAGCAACAACCAGATCGCGGGCCGAACAGTGGCAACACAGCGGATGCTTGGCCAAGTAGCCCGCCCGGGCCTGCTGCCACTTGTAGTTGTAGCCACGGGCCGAGCTGGATTCGCGGGGCTTCTCGCGGGTGACGCTCTTGAGCAGGTTAAGGTGATCGTCGCAGTAGCGCGGGTTGCGCGTGAGCCTGTTGCAGCCTTGGGCGTTACAGGGCTTCTGAGGTCGTAGCGCCATGGCGATGTGTCCTTATGTGAGTATCAAGACCATCGCCGCCAATAACGCAGCATGTCCCCAAGTTGTAGAAGCTCATTCATGGCACGACTTCGCACCGAACAACTCTGACTGAGACGCCTGACATGAAAGTAATCCGCTTTGGCCATCGACTCATTGGCATACCCACTCAACCAATCTGGAGCGCCACGCTTCATACATACCTTGAGCTCCCGCTTTGTCCTTCGCACTAAATCTCGGTAGCGCATCAGTCTGATCGCCGGGGTAACTTGAAGTCAGCGAAGCGGTCAGCCAGGTTGGCGATCTTCTTCACCCCCAGGAAACCAATCCATATCCCTGCCGGTGTGGCCAGACTGGAAGGCAGACCGAAGTACTCAAGCACTGAGATCAGGCTGATCGTCAGCAGCGTGCAGATGGTTGCCTCAAGCAGCGCCTGCCGCCGAGTGCCGCCGCCATAGACGATACGCAGTGCAGCCATCACAAAGGACAGTGAGGCGGCATAGATCGTCGGGGAGTGCTGACTCAGCCACGCGAGTACGATCACCCAGGTGTCTGGTTTGTCAGGCATATGAGGCATCCGGTGTCCTCCCGAGTTGGGAGCTAGAAATGAAAAACCCCGCACAAGGCGGGGTTCACAATTGACTCAATAAATATTGAGGAAATGGTTTAAAACAAGTTCTTGATACGATCAAACTGACCATGGTTTCGCAACCGATCTTTCATCTCGTCTAGCGCATGATCGGCATCAGCTATCGTCACTCGGAAGTCCTTGGCTACTACGCGAACGTTTCCATTGAAACTCCCATAATCAAGACGCTTCTTTTTTAGCGGATCGGGTTCAGAGCAATCATAACTACCATGACCTAAGAAATAACCCAGGTCGAAGCCCGTGCTGGTTTCATTGGTTATAACAAAATTCCAACTAAGCATCTTTTCCGTGATGTGATTGTAGGCTGTTAAATAGTCCATTATTGGTCGCTCGCTTATCTAAACCTTGAGGTTACGACAACTACAGTGAGTAAGTAAAACAGAAGTAATTTTTTACGCCTTGCAACAATTAAAGCCCGAGCCAGCGATGCTCTCGATCTGTGTCCCGCTGTAACAGCTAAACACGGTGCCATCAAAACAAACCTATTCCATATGGACAACCCTTTTTACGCGGCTTCGCGCAGAGTCTCCAAAACGCAGTCTACCCAGGCCACACCTGCCTTGATCAGCTCCCGGGCCTTCATCTCACTCACCTTGTAGTGACGACCCACGCGAATGGCCGGCCACTTGGCGCCGTAGTACAACCAAACCATATCGCCCATCTGCTGATCACGCTTGCATAGCCTGGCCAATGCCCCATCAACCACACATGCAAGCTCATCAGTGATGGTGTACGACTTCGTGCTGGAAGGCAGCGCGTCACGCATCAGTGCCAGCATGGGTGAGGCATAACTGGGAATCCCCATCCCGTCCATCCGCCACCAGCCCCATTGCTCAAGCATGTGTTCGGTATCACCCAAAGGCCGGTGCAGCGGTTTGCGAATCATCATTTTATATCCTCGCCTATGGTTGTTTTCTGAATAGCACTGCAAGCCACGCCGTTAGCGGCCTCCAGCGTATTACCGGATTCTCCGAATCTAACGCCTGTCTGCCCGTGGATCAGGCTGAAACCCTTCTCATCTAGATGGGCGTGCCACTTTTCCAGCGCGTCACGCTTGCGGTTCATCACGTCCGACTGGATGTACACCTTCACGTTGTGGCCCATCGCATGGTTGATCAGCAACTCACCGATCAG